ACAAAACCCGTGAGGAGGTTGCCCGTGATAACGTTACTCAAGCAGAAGTGGATCGCATTACGAACCACATTGACCAACGCTTTAACAAGCTTGAAGCAAAAATTGACCAGCTTATTCAAAAAGGGTGAGTAATCATGTCTGGTATTAATGCATTACTTGAGCGAGGCGCTAAATCTTTATTTGGCGGCGCGGTAAGTGATTTGTTAACCCCCCAACAGCGGGAGTTTGCTCAGTTTGCATTAAACCCACAGTTTTATATTGCCGAAAAAGGTATTAATGCCGTGGCAGAATTAATGGGGTATGGCGGGACGTATAGAGAATTAAAGCAAGGCGCAAAAGACGAAAGAGATTACGGCAAAGAAGTAGCACGAGATGTGATTGGCGATATGTTGCCAGATTCTCTTGGAGATTATGTGCGTGTTACGCCTAGAGGCGACGATTCCCCCGCTGGTATGTACTACGATTCAAATGTTGGCGATTTTGTGCAATCGTCAAATCCAGTTATTTCTTCAGACCCTTTTACGGGAGATCGGTTTGGCGGCAAGTACGACCAAAACAGTGTTTACAACACCAACTCTCAAAATTACGTTGGGCCTGCATACCCCAAGGATATGGACAGCAGTATTTACTCATCCAACATGACTGATTTACTGGAAATGCTTGGCCCATATGAAGCAAAAGAAACTCCGGAAACGGCAATGTCGGGCGTTAGAGACACAACACCCGCCTTTGATAGCCCAATAGACTTTGGCGGCACAATGGATTACAGCGATATCTTAGGTGGTGGTGGCTACGGTGGTTTTGGCGGCGGCGGTGACCGTGGCAACTACGACTACAGTAGCTACGCTTATGCAAAAGGTGGTCAAATCTACAGAGGTAGACGATAATGCCAAGCAAGAGCAAAGCTCAACATAATTTCATGGAAGCGGTGGCTCATAACCCAGCGTTCGCCAAGAAAGCAGGAGTCCCACAGTCCGTGGGGAAAGATTTCTCATCGGCTGATAAAGGCCGTAAATTTTCTAAAGGTGGAACTATGGCTAAGAGCGACATGAAAGAAGACATGGCAATGGACTTGAAACAAGACAAGTCTATGATGCAAAAGGCTGTAAACAAGCATGAAAGCCGTTTACACAAGGGTCAGCCCATGACTAAGCTTGCTTCTGGCGGCTACACCCGGGCGGCTGATGGTTGTGCCACAAGAGGCAAGACCAAAGGCACACAGATCAAAATGATGGGCGGCGGCGCTTGCTAAGGATTAATCATGAAGAAACCTATGAAATTTAAGCGTTACGATGAAGGCGGTGAAGTCGCCGACAAAGAAGCTGGTCTTAAGGCCTCTAAAGGTGAGGATGTAGGCTTCTTCCAGCGTTTACGCATGGGCAATATAGACGATCCCAACTCCGAGGCATACAAACGCTTTGGTGCAGGCCGTGGACGCTCAGAACGCAATCCCGTAAACGAGTCGGTTTCTGTTAATGAGCCTATGGCAGTAGGCAGACCAACAGCACAACCTAATCCTATTTTTGAAGAAGGTAGGAAGCAAGGTATGCGTCAACCATCTGGTGATGCAAGTGTTGCTGAAGACTATGCAAAACGCCCACGTAGCCCAGAAGCAATCATGGAAGCTGACAATCCAAGAAGGACAGTTTCCAAACCAATGGGTAAACCCGAAGTCGGGGAATCTGTTTCTGGTAAGCCTACAGTCCGTAATAAGGTAACTGCCCCTTCTCTTGGCAATGATGATTACGGCCCTAGTGCATCTGAAGAGCCTACACCTCCTGTTGTCAAGAAAAAGCCTGCCGCCGAAGCTCCTAGCGCAACTAAGACTAGTTCTAGCCGGGTTCCTACATCAGAACAAGCCGCCGCTAATAGAGCCGCCGCCGCTGAAAAAGTTAAAGGCATGGGTTCATCTATTGCTGATTACTTCAGTACTTATGAAACACCCGCAGAACGCAGAAACAAAGAAAGAAAAGAGAAGGCCGCAAAGGGTTACTCTAGCGGTGGCTCTATAAGTTCAGCTTCTCGTCGTGCTGATGGTATTGCTACTAAAGGCAAGACCCGTGGCAGAATGTGTTAAGGAACCATCATGAAAAAATACGCTGAAGGTGGTGTTTACACAGCAGAAATGGGTCAACCACCCATGGATCCAGAGAGTGCGCCTTCTGTTAAGAAGCCTGCACCAAAGACTCCACCTCCTAAGGACACAGTGTTCCGTGAAGGTATGCCTGTGCCTCAGGATATTGACGGCAAGTCTGCTCCTCGCAAAAAGAAGATGGCTTCTGGTGGGTACACCCGTGCCGCAGATGGCATAGCTAAACGGGGTAAAACCCGTGGGAAGATGTGCTAATCATGATGGCAAGTCGTGGAATGGGAGCCGTTCTCCCAAGCAAAATGCCAAAGGGGAGCCGCAAAGCTCGCCGTGATGACACCAACTTTACTCAGTTTGATGAAGGCGGTTCTGTCGCTGACAAAGAAAAAGAGAAAGAAGATGCGGATGCTGTTAAGTTTGGCGTTTTAAATCCACGTTTAAACATGGCTAAAGGCATGAAAGAGCTTGGTGGCCGTTTAACTGCTGAAAAGCAATTAGGCCCAAATACTTCATTGCAAGCTTACTTAGATGCCAAGATTGGCAACCGTGGCGCTGGAATTCCCGGTGGTGGCGTTCAATTAACACACCGATTTGCTGAAGGTGGTGCTGTTGGCCTTTATGCCAACATTAACGCCAAGAGAAAACGGATAGCCGCTGGTTCTAAGGAAAAGATGCGTAAGCCCGGTCAGAAGGGTGCTCCTACCGCTGACGCTTTTGTTCAATCTGCAAAGACTGCTAAAAAATGACCACTACCGGCTCAACCCTGTTCAATATGGACTTCACGGAGATTGCCGAGGAAGCATGGGAGAGGGCTGGCCGTGAGATGCGTACAGGCTATGACTTACGTACAGCACGTAGGTCAATGAACCTGATGACCATAGAGTGGCAGAACAAAGGTATCAACATGTGGACAATGGAGCAGGGGTTCATCAACCTGACTCCGGGATTGGCTACATATGCCCTGCCAGTGGACACCATTGACCTGTTAGAGCATGTTATTCGTACAGGCCAAAATACATCTTCCACGCAGGCTGATCTAACAATTAGCCGTATTAGTGTTTCTACCTATGCAACCATTCCAAACAAACTTCAGCAAGCCAGACCTATCCAAGTTTGGATTCAAAGACTTTCTGGACAGGTTAACCCAACGTCTTCGACGTTATCTGGAACCATCACCTCCACGGCAGACACGATCACGCTTGACACGGTGGTTGGGTTAGCAGGCTCTGGCTTTATCCGTATTGATACCGAAGACATCTACTACACATACATCACAGGCAATGTTCTGGGTGGTGTGTACCGTGGTCAGAACAACACAACTGCGGCCGCCCATACAACTGGGACTGCAATCTATGTTCCTCAGCTTCCTGCGGTAACTCTCTGGCCTACGCCAGATAACAGCACCCCTTACCAGTTTATTTACTGGAGACTGCGCCGGGTTCAGGATGCTGGCGCTGGTGTAGAAACCGCAGATATGAACTTCCGTTTCTTGCCATGTTTGGTTGCCGGATTGGCATACCACATTGCAATTAAGACACCCGATTTAATGCCCCGTATTCAGATGCTTAAACAGATCTATGACGAGACATTTGAAATAGCGGCAGGAGAAGACCGAGAGAAGGCTCCATCTAGGTTTGTGCCCCGTCAGATGTATATTGGTGGATCCTAATGAGTAATCGTTTTGCTTCAGGCAAAAAAGCGATTGCAATGTGTGATCGCTGTGGTCAGCAGTTTTTATTGAAGACGCTTAAGACTGAGATCATTAAGCAACGCAAGTATCAACTTCTGGTTTGCCATGAATGCTGGGATCCAGACCAACCGCAGTTGATGTTGGGAACATTCCCTGTAGAAGATCCTCAGGCTTTGCGTAACCCACGCAGAGACACAACGTATGTAACGGCTGGAACAAACGGCCTACAACTTTATCCTGTGGATAGTCCTTCCGGCGGTTTTGTTACGGGTGGATCTCGGGATATTCAGTGGGGCTGGAATCCTGTTGGAGGATCTAGTAATTTTGATGATGGCCTGACACCAAACTACTTGGTAATCCGGACATATATTGGTACAGTAACGATATCTTAAGGA